ATCTTTTTGGCGTTTTGGTACTGAAACTACAACCTTCTTTTTAGTTTCAAGGTCTTCAGCAAATATAAATCTGGGGTTTCCAGTCTGTTGATGTAACACTCTAACAGTAACAACTGCTGGTGATGCTTTTTCAATAACATCAATTTCACCTTTAATTTGATTCATAATTTTAAGGACACCACTAGGAAGGATGTATTTGCCATCCACGTCTTCTTCCGTACATACTGCTGCACGAAGCTTTCCAATACGCATTGCTGTGTATGTTCCGCCCAATTGCTCTGCTATAGACTTGCAGGTTTCGTTCTCTGATTCTGTCATAATGTGTAGGTTTATTTAATTTTATGTCTGTTAGTTTATTCGTCTAAAAAAACGCCCCAGTGGTGATCAGATCCACTGCTCTCTGTTGCTCCTCGCGAGGTCTTTCAGATGAGTAACCATCACTTGAATCGGCACACCGTAGTTCTTCGCAGCGTGGTCAAGGATAGGATATAGGGCAAGGTGTCTAGTATCCTCCTGAGCTAACCAAGCACTTTAGCTTGCCATTAGAGTAGTGTTCTGGTCCTTGACCGTAGTTTGCTGTTCGCAGATAGCGAAGGCAGTCAATAAAGTCCTTCAGTGCTTCGTCCTTCTTCTTTTGTGCGCCATAGTTGATAATGGCATAGATTAGATTGCCGCAATCCTCGTGTATGTAGACTCGCGGCTTGTTTGCTGCGTCGATGGGCAGGTTTACATTGTAATAGAACCAGTCGTCGATAGCTGTGAGTCCCTGTTCCTCCTGCGAACCCATAGAAGGCACATAATGGAAGTCGTGGGCAGAAAACTGATCAAACAGGTCGGTATTGTCGGCATTCTCGTTGGCAAAGAAGCGGGAGTCACCGATACGCTCGAATGGTTCGATTCCCAGCTCTTTTTCGATGTCCGAGAACAATTTGCAGTATCCGACAACGTCATAGCCTAGTTTCTTGGATGCTGGTCCGAATTTCCAGTGTGGATCGCCAAACTCAGCCCAAGGTCCGTAGGTCTTACGGTCTGGCCACTCCCTGCGGATGTAAATCTCCGTGTCCGAGCCTACGCCCGTCACTCCAGCCCACAGACTAGTGTAATTACGCGCACCAGCGGGGTCAACCACTTGGTAGCAGGTGAACTTCTTCTTATCCGATATATCGGGAAAGTCCTTGTGTTCTAGCACGTGGACATTTTGACTAAACAAGGGGAACAGAGATGTCATGCTCTTGACTGGAACACCATAGGCACGAGTAAGGATCTCGTCTCTAGTGCTGTGCTTGAGTTCCTTTGCGATACGCTCATATCCGCCGAACGGATTGAACTCAGAGTGGAAGTATACGATACCTGCGTCCTTCTCTGGGCTATATTGCGTCACTGGAACTTCTTCGTCATCCAGCAATGGTGCTTTGCGCGTTTTCCTTGTCTCTGCTCCCTTTAAAAACTCAGCTACGAATGGCGTGTAGCCGTCAATAGGCGTAAACGTCAGCATCATCTTAGCGTCCCGTGTAGCTAGGCGGAATCGCATGGTGCGGATTAGGTCACCGTCTTCTAGGTACTCGTCTGGCCACAGACCGATGTTGTGCCACTCTGGTGTCTTAGAACCTAGTTCAAGACCCTCAAACTTACTGCGGTTGGCGATGAACTGGCTGTAGGTATGGAATAGCACCTGCGATCCGTTGGGTAGGATGAATGACTGCCCAGTGAAGCCGTTCTTGACTGTGTAGTTCAAATACTCCAGCACACCCTTAGTCTTCACCTTGAACTCTGGCGGTAGATAGCGGTAGACGGCTGATTGCTGCGTCCTGATGGATGCGTCAGCGTCCTGCGCGAAACATACGATGATAGACTTAGGGTTCTCTAGTGCGGCCTTCACGACGCTCCTAGCGCCATACTCGGTTTTGCTTGAATTGTGTGAAAAGACCCCGTGTGCAAAGTAGTTCTCGTAGATTGGCACTGTAAAGTCGCCCACCACCTGATCACCGACAGACTGAATGTCTACGATCTTCTTTAAAGAGAAAACAGCAGAAACTTCGCACTGATCAGAGTCCAATCCGTAAACTTTGTCACCAATAGAAAGCTCAGATAGGTGCTTGAAGACTCTATTGCCAACCATGAACTGGTGAGCCGCAGTAACGTCCATCCACTGCCCATCGTCGAAGGATACTCGAAACATTTCCTCGTAGCCCTTAATGAACGGCGGTTCTGCCCTAGCCACAACTGTCTGCTTGGACTCTTTGTCCCACGCATACACATGGAAGTCTTCCTTGATGTCACTCAGCTTTCGGTTCTTTCCCAGCACAGGGTCAAATGCGTAAGTTGTTGCTAGAGAGAAACATCTGTTGCCTCCAAAGATCATTAAAGAATCGTAGTCCTCGAGCATCTTGTCGGCATACACCCAGCCCTCTAGTGACACACCGAAGTTCAGCGGGTCTTCGTCAGCATTGGCTATAGCGTCCTCGTGCTGGCGGTGCATTTCCACGAGTGCCTTGAGACCTTCTGGCTTCGTAGAGCCGTCGTCATTGAAGCACAGCTTCTTGATGGCTTCGGGCGATGGACCCTTGAGTATTGGATGTTCTGAGAACCTCATCTAGTCTACAATCTCTGCCTCTGGCAAGTCCTCTAGCATCTTACGAGCATACTCCTCCGCCTCGTCTAATGTCGTGCGGTGCTCAACTACGTGTCGCTGAATGTTGTTGCCCGTCAGCTTTGAGTGAATGTCGTTGAACGCTTGCAAGCTCTTTCCTTGCTTAAATAGCTCGTTGCCGTCAATCTCAATGTCACCGCTCTCCACACGATCAGAGTAGCTATTCTGCGACTTGCGGTAAGTGTCTAGCCCTTGGAACAGCACAGATGATATTTCAGATGCCCAAGCATTACGTATCTCCGAAGACTCTGGGTCTGCTAACAGCTCTGTCTGCACATCATAGTAGAAGTTGCGTTTAATATTGTTCTTTCGCAGGAACGTGTTGACTTCATTTGGCTTCTGGATGATATGCTGTGCGACGAGAGCCCACTTCTTAGGCTCACGCTTACACCATGCACGACCATGCCCAGTGGCTTCCTGTGCGTCCCTGAGCTTCTTCGTGATGAAGTTCTTGGTCTCAATTGCTAGTTCTTCGCTCATAATTAGTCCTCTTCGTCCTCCTCCTCTTGTCTGTTTTGTACTTCAGCCCAGATTGCGTTGTTTAGCATTGCCATATCCTGAGACATATCCATCAGGCTGTCGGCAAACAGCATCTTGCCTATTCGCCAATTGCTGTAGTCGTAGCACAAGTCGCCCGCTTCATCTATGATTGCAAACGCGTAGTTCATGGAGTGTTCCGCCAAGATAGCGTTGATCTTCTCTAGCACATCGTCAGTATCTTCCATTATTTGCTCCCTCCGCCGTAAATAGTGCGCGACCGAACCCCTACCGGCAGTTGATCCTTGGGAACCTCCCGCTTGTCCGAAGCCTTGCGTGTGTCCTTCTTAATTGACGAGAGATTGCTGCGATACTTAGCGGCATCTCGGTTTAGTGTTCTTGGCTGACTTCCTTTAGTTGACATGACTATAATTCAATCTCCTCTGTTAGTGCTTCCGCCGTTTCGAGTTCAGCTCGTGTGGCTTCTGCGTTTTGTTTAAATATTGTCTTGATGCAATGAACCGCAAATGGCTCTGATGTCTCACGTAGCAGTATCCTCTCCTGCTCTGCCGCCGAGAGCGTTCTCCACCACCAGACGCTGTATTCTTTGCCCATTTCCTTTACCTTATACTACGTGTCAACCCCCCCAAGGAAATAGCTTCATGTACGCCTAGCAACTATTTCCATTATGGAAACAACTCAACCCCCAAGGAAATAGCTTAAAACCGCTTCATGGCATTTTAGCAAGGCAAAAAAGACCCGTTTTGAAAATAAATGAAAATAATTTATTTCACTACAACTCAACAACTTGTGTCATTATCTAAGCGTTTTTGACCAAAAAAAGGCTTGACACCTATTGCATGGCATGGTATAATCGAGCCATAGGCGAGCATCGAAGGGTCTTAGGAGCGTAGCGACGCTGGCAAGACCCGTTTCTGTATACCAGAGTCTGGAAATTCATTTTTGTTTTTTCCTAGGGATGTGAAAGTCGGTTATCTGAAATGTATTTTTTGTAGGGTGGTATATGTATAATGACTTTGGCACATTCGCCCATCTCTCGACCCCCTCCACCCCTGCCTGTGCCGCCTGTGCTGCCTGTGCTGTCGCTGCCTATCATATCGTCATATCATGATACGTTGATGCGTTGATGCGTGGCGCGTTGGTTTATTGTTAAGCGTGTTACCCATTTAGGTTAACAATCTATTACCCATTTAGGTTAACATTCAGGTTAACAATCCAGGTTAACACTCGGGTTAGCCTTGCCTTATATGCGCTGCGGTCGATGGTCGGGGGTGTTGGGCTATATACGGCGGTCGGGGCTCACCTTGGCTGCCTTGTGGCCTTTGGTGGGTGCGCTGCGAGTGCCCGTCTTGCTAGGGGTTTGAGGTTATTTAAAACTTTCTTCAATTAATTTGATTTTAGGGTTGACATGGGGTTTTTTGCCTGCACTGTGGGAGATGCAGCACCCGTTCTTTCCCAGTCATCCGAGTCATCCCCTGGGGGGGTTGCCAGCCTTAGAAGTGCCCCACGGCTCTTGGCTGGTCGTTCCCTGACCGAGAGCCTCTCATGATACTAGCGCAAGCCACCGCCGACCGATGCGGACATACAACTCGGAGCTGTACCGCAATGACGAGAGACTAAGAGACTCCCCAGCATAGACAGCCGCCTTTACGGTGATCGAGTGATCGACACGCTCAACTTAATTAGCCTCCCAGCTTAGCACGCTGGGGGGCTTTTCGGGTGTAAGCATTCCGCTTGCAACCAACACCAACCACACAATATCATGACATACGAAATCTACATAGTATCTATCACCGCTTGTGAGGCAGACGCCAAAAAATGGTCTGACAAGCTGCGGGCACTTAAAGGCTCAGCAAAGCAACCCATGGGGCTTACTCCAGACCATATAAAGTTTTCGCCTGAGTTCAGGGAAGCCCGCAGAGCTTATGATGCCTTCCACAATGGTATTCGTAAGCTTAACAGCCTTGCACCTAAGGCTTACCTTAAGCGCCGCTCGTCAGAGCGCCGCGCAAATAAAGCCTAAAACCACACAGCCCGTTAACCTAACACGTTGACGGGCTTTCTGGGTATAAGCAATCTGCTTACCACCAACCAACACCAACCAACCAACAGATATAAATTATGAATAAAAAAGCACAGCCCTACTGCCAGTTGCAGACAATGTCTAACTTGCTTATGCAAATTGAAGGATCAAAGCCGGTGATATTGCGGTTCGATGACTCTCGCTATCACCCCATCGGTTTAGCGGTGGATGGTATGGATTATCTAACGATACTGTTTGAGCGCAACGGAATGAATGGCGTAGCATATGACGTTGACGGCTACAGGGGCAGCCGCACGTGGCGCACAGCCAATTGCTATTCTGACGGTGACTATGAATTCAGGCAACGCACCGAAGAAGAACTTTGCGATGAAGTAGCCAAAGAAGTTATTAAAACACGAATTAACTGCAAATGGATTCCGCTTGCAACCAACACCAACCAACACCAACCAAAAATACTATGAAAGCAATAAAAACCAAACATCTAGCAGCAACAAACACGCGCGGCTCGCGCATCAAAGCAACCGCTGGCAATATGAGTGCCACGGTTCCCTATAATTACGCATTGAGTGACGAGGCCGTTCACTTTGAAGCGGTTAAAGAGCTAGTAAAAAAGAAGGGCCTTGACTGGGATATCTCAGAGATGGTATTTGGAGGGATAAAAGACGGCTACGTTTTTTGCTTCCCCGAATCTACTATAACAGCTTAACTATAACCCACTACCCCCTTCGCTGAAAAGTGGGGGGGGTTTAAATCCAACTAAAGACACTATGACAAAGCAATCACAATTAGAGACAGAAACATTTATCCAACTACTCGAAAAGATCAAAAAAGCTGGCCTTTCTGAATTACACGCACTTGAAAAGCGCATTGACCGCCATTTTAACGCTGGCACACTAAGCCCCGAGGGGTTTTGTGCGCTTGACGCGTTAATAATGGAGGAAATGGCACGCTTTGAATCACTAACATCAAACCACTAAATAAAATGAATCTAATAATCAAAAGCATATATAAGCAAAACGAAGTCACAAAGAACCCCAGCGACGGGCTTTTTTACGTCATAGGGCACACGGGCGGGAAGCACTGGATGCCCATCTCAGACGGGTTTAAAACTCATGCAGATGCCGACCAATGGCGAAAGCAACAGGTCAAAGTAGATCAAATCGCCAGGGGAAGCGTTGCAAGTTGCAAGTTTAACGTCCTAACCTCATACTAACCTCAACCACTAAATCAAATGATAATCCTAGAACTATTAATCCTTGCCCACTGTCTAGCTGGAGCGTTTTTCATCTTCAAACTATACCACTCATGAGCCTCAGGACATACAATAAAAGCCAACTTGCCATCCTGAAGGCCGTTAAAGACGAGCTAAAGTATTACCTAGGCGAGGAGATCAACCATGATCCCGAAGGCGATGCTGCGGCTCTCGCTGAGCTAGAAACACGCCTTGCCGATTGGCTAACAGTCGGCGGAGGCGGAGCTTGGATAAGAAGCTTGCCCGAAGTTCAAGAAGAACTAACAAAATAACCAACCAACTAACCAAAAATAAAATGATAAATCTAATCGTATGCATCTGCGCCGTTATCGGCGCTTTCGCCATTAATCCAATCCTAGGAATAATTGTTCTCTTACTCGTTCTCTAACACCTAAAAATATGAACAAAGTAACATTACACGCCTATAAATCCACGCCGTTCGGACTTGAACGGGTCAATGATCACCCTTTGACCATAGCGGAGGCAAAGGCCATGCTGCGGGCAAACCCTAGCCTTACGGTAAGAGACGCCCAGAGCGCATCTTATGAGGTCTTGCATGACTGGCAAGATGAAGAGCCAACAGAGCAAGAACTAGCCGTTGCAAGAAACTTCTCGGCAGGCATTATCATTGCCGTCGCTGCGTCAATTGCATTGTTTATCGCTGAAATACTAACACGCTAACCACTAAGAAAATGACTAAAACACAAGCATACATAAGAGCATCTAAGTTTTACTTATCCGAAGAGCTCCCACCCGATTTCGACGAACTAGACGAACAGGATGTGACAAACTTCATTCAAGACAACGCTTGGCAACCATTTGAACAGTGGGAGCCGCACGGCATCTGGGAGCTAATAGAGGATCTCGCAAACGAATTCATTGAACTATCTAACCTAAACCACTAAGAAAATGATAACAAAAATCAAGTTCAACCTACTACACCCAACACTAAACGCAATGCAACAACAGGCGGCCTATCAATTGTCAGAGATTGAAGGATGGGACGTCGAGGGCAAAAAAGCCTTTAAAGACGGCTTGACCATTCACTTGCACGAAAACGGAAATGCCCTCTGTAAGCCCTCACGTCGCCTACACGGCTTTAACTAGTAAAATGGGGTCTTACCCCTCGCAAACAACTCAAAGCCCTTCTAGGGGCATTAGAAGCCCAGCAATGGGCACTACAACAGAATAACACTAAAAATAAAGAGCTATGACACAAGAAAACGCAAAATCAGTATTAGAATACCTAGACTCAAAGCCAACAGCCTTCGAGCGCTTCGCCGAGCAAGTCCGTAAAGACATTGCAAAGGGAAGCCTTGACCACCTGTTGGAGTTTCCGAAGGGAGGCAAATAATGCCCGCGCATAAAATAACATTCAGGCATTCACGCATGAAGCCAGACTTCATTTGCAGCGTCATCAAATACGCCCACACTAGAGAAGCCGCAATAAGGCTTCTGGGCAAATACTGCTCTCGCAGTGGCACTGTAATTGACAAGCGCGGCTCAGTCCTAACCCTCATTGACCATGACAAGTAGACAAATAGATCCAATTACAGGAATCACGGAGGGTGCAATGCGCACGCTTTTAAAGTCCGTCCTTCGCCCCTGCTGGCGGCGCACAAGCCGTAAGACGTTTATTGCGTCCGTCCGCTATCACTCAGAGAATCCAAAGACAGGCCGCAACTGGTTTGTTGTCGATTGCGCTGACTGCAAGCGAGTTATGGGGTGCAGTGAAAAGGAAAGGCGGCCACTGAAAAGCGGCGGCCTAAGCAAGAAGCCCCGAAGCGTCTATGAGATCGACCACGTTGACGGCATCACGCCATTGACTGACATCCGCAAGACGCTGGGGGAGCACTTCTATTCGATGATCTATGGCAAGCAGGAAGTAGTTTGCTACAGTTGCCACCAAGCTCGGTCTGCAATCCAGACAAAAGAAAGAAATAATAAGAAAAAGAGGTTGACAACAAGCCAGCAATCCAATAAATAATAACAACTATGACAACTATACAGCAACACCTAAAGAAACTCAAACCAGCACACAGAGATGCTGCACTAACTAACATGAAGCCAAGTGGCATGACCGAAAAAGCAAGTGACATCGGGAGCGCAATCGCGCTTGCGTTCGACTGGGAAGACACTCCAGAAGGTTACATGTTTTGGTCAGACATATGCCACGATCTCATTCGTGGCGAATACCACTTCACCGAAGAGGATAGCAAGCAACGCGCTTTGCCGACCGACTCAGCTAAGCGCAAAGAATACGTTATTTTCTCGGGATTTATCAATTACTTTCCGAACGCCATCGCTGCCGTGTCTCACTTGAGCTACAAGGGCAGCCAGCAGCATCACCCTGACCAGCCCCTTCACTGGGACAAGGACAAGTCCTCGGACGAACTAGACGCCCTCATGCGTCACATGATCGACGGTGACTGGGAGCAGGTGGCTTGGAGAGCCATGAGTAACCTAGAGCGCAAGCTTACAGGTCACTGCCAATACGAAAAGGCCATTGACAAATCCACCAATAAATAGTATAATACCGACCATTATGACCAACAAACTAACAGAACTACAAAACGAGCTTAAAGCTCCCAAAAACCTATTCAACAAATTCGGCAAGTATAGCTACCGAGACTGTGCCTCAATAATGGAAGCCGTAAAGCCGTTGCTCCTGAAGTATGGCCTTACACTCACGATCACCGACGAGGTTAAAGACTGCGCCTTGGGTGCTTACGTAGAGGCTTCTGCTGTTCTCACTGAGGACGGCAAGTTAATCAACGCATCGGACGCGCAAGCGGGCATCGAGAAGGCTGGGGGCATGGCACTGCCACAGGCTTTTGGCTCGGCCTCAAGCTATGCTCGGAAATATGCGCTCAACGGACTTTTTCTGATCGACGATACAAAGGACGCTGACGCGACCAACGATCACAAGACAGAGAAGAAGCCCCTAATGACAGCAAAGGACGCAGCATCTAAGCTAGAAACAGCGAAGACGGTTGACGACCTAGTAAAAGTTTGGAACAGTTTACCGATCGACCTCAAGCAGGTTGACACAGTAATCAGTGCCAAGGACAGCCAAAAGGCTAAATTAATAAAATAACTAAGGAAAATAACTATGTCAGAATACAAAGAAACAGGAACAATTACTTTCATCGGGAAACCTGAAAGTATCTCAAACGGTCAATACGCTAAGTTAGTATTTGTCATCACCAATAACAGCGGATACGAGGGCGCCGAGAAGCAATTCGCGTTCGAGATATTCCAAGGGACAGACGGCGAGAGGATCGAGAACTTCAATAAGTATAACAAGGTCGGTAACGTGGTCGATGTCTCCTTTGACATTCGCACCAACGAGAATAACGGACGCTGGTTTACTAGCCTCTCAGCATGGAAGGTCTTCAAGGCCGAAGGTGCTGCGGAAGTAGCAACGAGTGACGCAGCTCCGTTTTAAGCGCCAACCGCTAGTCTGCTAATACCCTAACTCGCCCCTCAGTTGCCCTCACAGGTCGCTGAGGGGCTTTCTGGGCAGAAGCTATAACCTAGCCCCATATTTAATCTAAACGCCCTCAGCGGCAACTCAGAGCCATGATCAAAAACATTCAAGAAATTACAGCACAAGCTAACCTCACCATTTCAGAGCATCACAATATGCTCTCGGAGGCAATCAATCTGGAGCTGGTTGAACTCATGTTCCAATATGATCTACTGATGGCAGCAACGCGCAACGACAACACTTTAACCATCGAAGAGCGCAACGAGCGCATGAACGCATTTAAAACTTGCCTTAATGCTATCCTAGAGGTAGAGGACGCGCTCCAGATGCACTCGAACTCATATCACAACGGACTATAACTCAACCAACCATAAAACAGCTATGAAAGACAAATCTAATGAAGACATTCGCGGGTGGATTACCCTAAATCGCGGAATGCAGAGCCACTGGCTATGGAAAGAGAAGAGGAAATTCTCTAAGGCCGAGGCATGGCTTGATCTACTTATGTCCGCAAACCATAAGCCAAAGAAGGTTTTGGTTAAACATAAGCTAATAACCTGCGGTCGCGGAGAAACTATCCAGAGTCTTAAAACGCTCTCATCCAAGTGGGGATGGCCGCGTGAGACCGTCCGCCGCTTCTTAAAACTGTGCGAAAAAGACGAGATGATCTGCTTCAAAAGTGAGTCAGTGACGAGCCGCATAACTATCTGTAACTACGACACTTACCAAAGTGCGGAAAATAAAGTGGGTCGCAAGCGGGTCGCAGGCGGGTCGCACTCGCACACAAACAACAATGTAGTAACAATGAAAACAAATAAAGAGGAAGATGGTTTTGTTTTTTTTGGCATTGACCTAAGAACACTTGACCAGAAAACGCTCCAAGGAAAACAGAAGACCCTAGAGCAACTCAAGCAAGTAGCTAAACTTAAATCACAGGGACACGACATCAACTAATATGAAAACTTCAGAATCAACACTAATCGCAACCATCATCAACGGAGGCTCTCAAGGCGTCTCAAGCCAATTACTCAGCGAAGCAGGGGAAATGGGGATCACCTCAGACTGCTTCACCGCGAATATCTGCCAAGAGGCGTGGGAGGTAATTAACAAGATTGACCGCTCTGGTCGCCAGCTTGACGAGATGGACGTGATGACCGACCTCAACAAGAGCGGCGTCACCGCAGCAGACTTCATGACACTCATGGAAGACGCAAAGACACCCCTGCATATGCAACTATACGCAAGCAAGGTGCTGGAGCAATACAAGCTGAGAATGCTGAACCGAATGAGCCGCCTAGTGCAGGAGAAGGCGTCTAACGGCGAAGACGCGTCTGAGATCATGATCGAGGTTGACCAGACGACCAGAAGGCTTTCCGAGACAGGTGCAAAGCAGAAGCCAATCTCCGAAGCCATTGACGCATTCGTTGCCGACTTCTTCGGTGACTTCGACAAGACGGCTTACATACCAACGGGCATCAGGAGCTATGACTCATCGCTCAATCGCGGGGGATTCGGCCCCAGCCAACTGTGCGTGTTCGCCGCACGTCCAGGATGTGGAAAATCTGCAATGGCTTTAAACATTATCCACCGAGCGGCTAAAAAGGGACTGCCGATTGGTATGTTTTCGCTTGAGATGGGAACAGAGGAGCTTATGGGTCGGATGGTTAGCATGGAGTCTGGAATTGACTGGGAACGCGCTAGAGATGGCGTAGCGTCCAAGGAACAAAACGACTCAATCAAAAAGGCTATTGCCGCCGCGAAGAAGTGGCCAATCCACATCTGCGACGACGCCTTCAACCTTCCGTTGATCCTGTCGATCGCCAGAAACTGGAAGCGCAGGCACGACGTCAAGGCAATCGTCATTGATTACTGCCAGCTTATCCGAGCTAACTCCAAGCTTCCACGGGAGCAACAGGTTGCTGAGATTAGCCGCGAGTGCAAGCTGCTTGCCAAGTCTCTGAAGATCCCCGTGATCCTTCTGGCTCAGATTAACCGAGAGTCGGAGAAGGAAAACAGAGAGCCGAGAATGTCAGACCTTCGCGAGTCTGGCGCGCTGGAGCAGGATGCGGATTCAATTACGTTCCTATTCCAGAAGTCTGATGACGACAAAACGGGGCCGATGGTTCGCTGGGTTCGCCCCAAGCAGCGAGGCGGTCAAGGTTACGACATCGGGCAGCTAGGATTCATCCGCCAAACAGGATTAATGACCGACTAACATGAAAGTTACAAAGCTAAACGAATACGAATACACTGTTCTGGGAGACGGAACAGCGACATACACAGTTGACCTAATGGCGAATAGCCGAAAGGGAGAATGTAATTGCCCAAACTTCAAGATGAGGATTCTTCCTCAGTGGAGACGGGGTCACATTACCGATCCCTGTAAGCATATTATCCAAGCTGTTGGTTGGCTGACGTGGAAAAAAATAAACTAAACCCCTTGACACGTCGGGGCAAATATAGTAATGTCTCGAAATCAACCACAACCAACTAAACTAATAAAAAGCTATGAACCAAGAAAAATACACACAAAAACTAGAGCTTATGAAACAAGCCAGAGATGCCCTCGACAACGCAATCGGAATTAATACTTCTCTGGACGGAGAGATTAAGGACTTAATGTTCGGCGTAACAGATGCCATCGAGTGGCTTAGAGAGGACTACCCAGAATATGAGTAAGCCAATAATAGCAGTAATATCTATTGGCAGATCAAGGCAAATATAGTAACATTCTCGAAATCAACTAACCAACCAATAAAATGAACTACAAAAAATTACTTCAAAACATATACGAGCGCCTAGACGACTATCGATCGGAGGAGTTCACCGAGTGTGACCTCGAAAGTCTCACCCTTTCACTAGAGGCTATTAACGAAGACCTCCATGACAACAGCAGTGACGACGAGTTCGAGCTTGTTCGCGACTGCGAAGGCAAGATCGGGGAAGCAGAGCGATTCTTCGAGGACATTTCCCGTCAAGAGCAAATTGACGAGGAGCTGGATCAACGAAGATACGAATCGGCAAGAAAATTTAACTAAGAAAAACCAAACATGACATGGCACACAAAAAACTCAACACATTCCACCTCTTCGCGGGGTGTGGAGGCGGCATTCTCGGTGACCTCTTACTTGGACACAATCCAATCGGAGCTTGCGAAATCGAACCCTACCCAAGGGACGTCCTCCTCGCAAGACAGCGTGATGGAATCTTGCCAAGCTTCCCCATCTGGGACGACGTGGCAACCCTCAACGGAAATCCCTGGCGCGGATCAGTTGACGTTCTTTGCGGAGGATTCCCCTGCCAAGACATCAGTGCGGCGGGAACTAGAAACGGAAGCCAGCTTGGAATTGAAGGAAAACGCTCTGGCTTGTGGAAGGAATATGCGCGACTCATTGGCGAGATGCGGCCTAAGTTCGTCTTTGCCGAAAACTCTCCGCTTCTACGCACTAGAGGACTTGCCGTTGTCATCAAAGACCTTGCCAGCATGGGGTATGATGCAAGATGGTGTGTATTGGGAGCCGGTCAATTCGGTGGCATACACCATAGAAAACGACTTTGGGTGCTGGCTTCCAACCGTAACTTGCAGCATGAAAAACGGAGCGGCGAGAAACAGATTTTTCGGGTCGCCAACTTATCGGGCCTGTTACCCGCAGGAATGGATAAGAACGAGCGAGAGTTGCGATTGCTACTTACACGCGGACTATGCAGATGGCCTAATCGCCTTCCCTCACAAGTGGACAGACTTAAAGCCGCTGGAAATGCACAAGTTCCTGGAGTGGCAGCAAGCGCATTCAATATTCTCTCAGAAGGACTAATCTAACTCAAAACCAAATAAACAATGACAAATACAATAACAGAACCAGCAATCCATGCAAACCGCCGTCCTATCTTCCAGCCGTCGGAGCGTAAAATCCTTCAGAGTGGCTTGAACAGCTTAACAAAGGCTTGCAGCGCTCAGGAGAAGCTTATCGAAGTAATTAGAGGCGAGCTGGCGGTCTGTCAATTGCGTTGCGAAGAGCTGATTGCACGAAATGCCCAGTTAGAAGAACGCGACCTGTTAAATCGAGGAGAGGTAGAATAGCCCTCACACGCCCTACACGGCGTTTTAACGAAAGACGGGGTGTTGGCATAGGGAAGTAATTCAAAGCCCGCCAGCACCCTTTCAAGGCTCAGCAATGGGCATCACAGCATAACAACCACAACCAACATAATGAAATCAAAACAAACCACAGTAAATAATATCGAAATCACCGTCCATTCAGATGGAAGTATCACTAAGCCCTTTTACAGTAGGACCAAGCGCACCTTCGGCTATAAGGATGGGAACGGTTATATGTTAATTAACATCGGCGCGAAAATGTTTCACATGCACCGCATCGCCGCCCAAGCATTCTTATCTGACTTCTTTGATTATCCAAGCGTTGATCACATTGATGGCAACAAGACAAACAACGACATCAGTAATCTACGAATGGCAACGATTCAGTTTCAGCAAATGGCACATATGACTAAGAGCAAAGGGAGCAGTTCCCAGTATCGTGGAGTTTGCTGGTGCAAGAATTGCAAGAAATGGAAGGCACAAGGTAGGATCGATGGCAATGTGAAGTATCTTGGCCTCTTTGACGACGAGCGCGAAGCCGCTATAGCCCGTGACACCTACGCATTTAGCCAAGGATATCCTCTGGAGGGTCTCAACTTCCCCGAGAACTACGCTTAACAACCAACCACAACCAATATGACACAGCCAATCGAAATCACCAATTTATTTAACTATCTTCAATCCAAGCAAGCTGATATCGTAAGAATGATGGAAGCTGTCGAAGAAGTAGATAAACTCAACGCCAAGCCAGAGAAGCCAAAGAAGCCAAAGAAATCAGCGAAACAACTAGATCGCATTAAGTTGCTAGTCTCGATGGTAAATGACCTGAGAAAGCAGGGCATGACAACTAAGGAAGCTTGCGACTCTCTCAATATACCACTAAGCACTCACAACTGCCGACTCAAGCGACTTTCGACCGTAAGGTCAAGCCTTGACACGTTCGCTTAAATCTGATACACTCACCGAAACACCAACCCAAACACAAACATTATGAAATATCCAAATGGAACAAAATTAACTGGACTCGGCCTTAACCTGATACTCGAAGATACTGAGCTTCTTACAGAGGACGGTAGCTACGGAGAGGATACCTGGCTTTACCACTGGACAACGCCAGAGGGAAGATCCTTCTTAACAACAGACATCGAGCTAGCTGGCTATTTAGCCGACGGAGCTACGTTAGTATAAGACTTGACAACTGCTACGACTACCTTGCTGCCCTTAGCCGAATCATATTCTACGACTCTATCATCAGCAAACAGCAACATCCCGTTTGAGGGTTTGACAGTCTTGTAAAAAATATGATCACCGCAGTTCGCATAAATTGTTTTAACCTTAGCGATTGAATGCTCTAAACCGCTAGCAGATAAAACATCGATTGCCGACCTTGACGCGTTTAATGATAATGGCAGGAGTAAAAGGAGTAATAGTATCTTCATACCACTAGAATACACCCAACCTCTAAAGAAACCTCTAAAGCAAACTACGTAGATCCGCGACCTTTTATAACCTAGACTAAATCACCACTATGAAAATACTGCTAATCACCTTATTCACAGCCAGCACCTTGTCGGCTCATCCTCATTGTTGTTGCTGCTGCTGCAACTGCGATGACGAAGTCATTCTTACAGACGAGAACTCTCAAAAAGACCCATCCACCACTAAAGTTGGCGAACCGCCCGCTCATCCAGTAATCCTATCAAAGTAAAAACACTAAAAACACTATGAAAAAAAATAAACCAGTATTAGTTATCGGAGACACTCACTGCCCAGCCATGCTAGACGGCTATATCCCATTCCTCAAGAAGATCCACAAGAAACATGGCTGCGGTCGGGTCGTTCACATTGGTGATCTCGTAGACTGGAACAGCATTTCGTTCCACGAGAAGTGTCCGTCGATGCCATCCCCAGCGGAGGAGTTCAAAAAGGCATACAAGCAGGTTCAAAAGCTCCACAAGGCGTTCCCGAAGGTTGACTACATGATTGGTAACCACAGTTCGCTCCCTGCTCGTAAGGCTCGTATGATTGGCCTCCCCGATGAGGTGATGGTGCAGTTTGAGGAACTCTGGGGACTTGACGGCTGGACTATTCACCCGCGCTACGCAGACCTCGTTATCGACGACGTAGTTTATCGCCACGGAGACAAGGGAAAGGGAGGAGCAATGGCAGCTCATAAGAACGCCATTTCCGAGTTCAAGTCGGTCGTCCAAGGTCACCTCCACGCACAGGCTGGTGTCGTATACCACGCCAATCAAAATGACTGCATCTTCGGAATGCAAGTTGGCTGCGGTGTTGACCATACCAACCCAGCAATGGCCTACGGCAGGGTCTACAGCAACAAGCCGATCGTCGGCTGTGGTGTTGTCTACAGCAGCAAGCTCGCTTACATGGAGCCAATGTTTTTGTAACCGAAGAAAGAGTGCCAACTGTCAGGGGGGGGGTTGACAGTTGGCGAAAACTATGGTATAGTATCTCCAGTAGCACAAATTATCAATCAAATCAATTATGAAAATCCAAATCACAGACAGCGAATACTCGGCAACAATCGAATCAGCGGAAGACGACGTCCATATCACTCAAGCCACTGAGATGGTGCGAGCCGCTTTAGTCGGTATTGGCTTTCACCCAGACTCAGTCGCCGCTCACCTTCCGAATGAGGAGGAGTTAGACGACATTATCGGAGATATTCTAAACTCTCTTTAACCTTTATATGAAATCAGTAGAGCTAAAGATCAACGGAGTGAACATTACAGTCCATTCGGACAATTCAATCAGTAAGCCGAATCATAGGTTCAAGGACAAGCGTATTCAGCGCACGTTCGGGACTAAGCACCACAGTGGCTATATGGTAATCAAAATCGGCGGGAAAGTGTTCAAAATGCATCGGGTCATTGCCCAAGCATTCCTCCCAGACTTCCACGATTTTCCTCAAGTCGATCATATTGACGGCAATCGCTCAAATAACAACATAAACAATCTCCGCATGGTCACGAACCAGCAGAACGGTAGAGCGCATAAGCGCAAATCCAAAGGATGCTCCTCGCAATATCGTGGTGTCTATTGGGACAAGATTTGGAGGGCATACTGTAGAATAGATGGCAATCTAAAGCATCTCGGCTCCTTCGACAGCGAACGTGAAGCTGCCATAGCTAGGGACACATACGCTTACTCTCAGGGCTTTCCGCTCGAAGGTTTAAATTTCCCAGAGAATTACAGTTAAAATTTCATTCATAGTGTGGTTTGGTTGCCACCGTTGTGTTGTGTTAAAGCCAGTCTCTTCGGGGGCTGGCTTTTTTCGTGTTTAGGCAAGCAAAAGCCCCAGCTCAATTCGAGTCTGGGGCTTTGTTGTTTAAGTCAGCTATGGCATCATCCTGAGCCCTGACATGCCCTAGGAGGGCTTTGAATTACTTGCGAGGGGTAAGACCCCACTTTAACGCCGAGGGGCTTGTGGAGCCTCTGAGGGCTGTTCCCTGTCCTTCATGCTTTCTTGTACGTATGCCGAGAAGGTCGGGTCTTTTGCCATTTCATCCGTGATGGCATCCATTCCCCTGCGAGTCCCCATTGCCGTGTAGAAGAGCTTGTTGATCGTGTTTTGATCTACGTTGCTCTCTTTGAGGCTTCGCTTGAGCATCATCCGAGTGAGGGGAGATGTGTGGATGACACTTAGCATTTTTCGGCCAATCCATCTTGGCAACTGTGGTGAGACGAAAAGCATATTTGGCGTTCCACTGGCTCCAGTCGATGTGACGAACCGACCAACGCTTTCCTTGGCCGTGTCGCGTATCTCGGCGGAAGACAACAGCCATTTGTTCAGCACCTCAAGATCCGCCACCGCGTCCTTGCCTATCAGCGACTCCCATTGCGCCCGCTCCTTGGAGTTGTTGAGAATTGTGTGCATGGTCTCTGGTTCCCAGAGTGCTTCTCGGCCAGTCGCCACGCCAGAGCGTTGAGCCTTAGCTGATTTAGCCCCAGCCTTTTCCAGCAGAGCATCATAGCCACTTCGACTCAAAGACTTTCTGGCGCGATCACTTGGCAAACGATCCATAAGCTTTTGAATCTGTCCTGGTTTTAGCTTAGAAATATCGCCAATAAAATGGTGAATGTCCTCTGGTGCTGGCATTTCGCCCTTAGCTACTTTGGATAGAACGCTTTTACGCGCAGCGGCAAGCTTCTCCTCTGTCTTAGACTTCTCCGCAATTGCTCTGAGCGCTTTTGCTCTAGCCTTTGGCTCAAAGCCCTCCATTACCATCTTTACTTCATCGGCGGTGATATTTGCCTTCCCTTTGCCAGACTTCAAGGCTCGGTTGATTGCGTCGATGTCAGAAATTACCTTAGCAGATCCGCCTTTCGATGTTTTGTATAGTTCGGCTAGGACGTTTTTATCAAACTTAATCTCTCCACCACCAGCATCATTTATAATCTTGTCGAGGTAAGACCTCTTCAGGGAGTCACGACTAACACCAGAGTCAATCGAGTCTTTGACTGCAGCTCTGGTTGCAAATGTCCTTGCTAGAACATTCTCCCCGCGAGCGCCAACCGCCTCAGCAGATCCACCCGCTACGTTTGATAGGTTCGCAGCACGATCACCATCAAAGAAAGGAAGCACCTTGTTCTTGTAGTGCGCCTGAGCCTTCTTGTATGCCGCTTTTGCTGGCGCTCCAGCCCCTAGCCCGCCCAGTTCCTTCGGTGCGCTCATGGCGTCGTCACGTAGCTTGTCCAGCTTCTTCCCGATCCGCTGTAACTCAAGTTCAGACTGCTTAAAGCCATGACTCTTATTGTAGCGAATGCCGTCAGTGACATCTCGTATATATGCATCCAGCTCCTTGAAGCCGAGTGGCTCGCCAGTTGCAACTCGATTCTGCAATGACGTTAATGCCCTTGCCTGATTTTCGTCTATTACCTTGGTTGCGTCGATGCTATCTATGACGCTCTGAACATTCGCGGCAGGGGTGTTTGCTTGCTGAGTATCTACCTTGCTGTAGAAATCTCCGTATAGGGTGTCGCTCTCAGACTTGGCATTCTTCAACCCAGCCACTTGCTGATTGCGAATATCATCTCCCATAGTTGACTCAAGGCGTTGGCGACCCTTGGTCAGTTTTTTGATGCCCGCCTCGGCTTGGTCGCGCATGGCCTTAAGCTCTACTTCACGCTCATTCGTAAGCTTTTGCTTGATTGACCGTTTCTGCGCTTCAGTTTGGTTTTTGGCAAGTGCCTCTGCGTCGATTCGCTGTGCATCCATCTTGGCCACACGTTGCTCATAAGCATCAATAAGCTTAAACTGGCGGTCTGCTACGTTCTGCATCACATCCTCAATCGGCTCAACCGAAGCTTCTTCTCCGCGAAGAACCTTGGATAGTTTGCTAATCTCGTCTCTCTGTAAGCCATATGCAGCAGCCTCTCGACCCTCTGGGTCAATGCCAGCGCGAATACTTTGCTTGAGCGACTGGTCGGTGCTAGTTTCCTGTGCAACAGTAAGATTAACGTCTCCGCCAAGTCTGGCCGCAAGGCCATCAAGCTCGCTAGTGAGTTCCGCAGCTCCCTTTTCAATTGTTCTCTTTCCGATTGCCTTCGACACAAACCTGCCGCCGACACCCGTCACTAGGTCGATTGGCACACCAATGGCAGCCTCGATTCCTCGACGCCTAAAACTTTCTCCGAGTCGTAGATCCTCGTCAGATGCAGCACGAACAGCCGTGTCCTGCCCTGCGCCAGCAGCAAGACCGCCAAGTGCCGCAGCACCAGCCATAAGTGGTATTGAAGCACCACCTGTTGCTACAGCCGCGCCAACGGCCCCAGCGATTGGAAGTGCAGATCCAGCAATGTCTGCTGTGAAGTCAGCAAATGACGCACCCTGCTCGTCAACCATTGTCATCTTTTTTGAGTTAGGATCTCGAAAAAACATCTTTGGAGTTCCACCCACGTCCAGCATAGCAACGCCATCTTTACCGTAAGTATCCTCCAATTGCTTCATCTTGTCCGCATCTGTCGGCTGCATACTGAGCTTTGTGCGATTCCAGAAGCTCATTCCAGAGTCGATGTCCACATTGTCACTAGAAACCCCAAGGGCAGCGGCAGATAGTTGCTGTATGCGCTTTCTTTCGGTTGCTTTATCTACTTCCGAGAAATCTGCATTTTGCTTAAACTTCCCAGTGCTAAGTTGCTCTTGAGCATCCTTTCTGGCGGCAGCAAACAACTGAGGAATATCGTCCTCGGTTGGCATAGATTCACCATTAACCCTGATTTTTAATCCAGTTTTGTTGTCTTCTAAGTCAAATGTAGCCATATTATTACTCTGTTACTGCGGTTACTGTGAAATTTCCATTAGGAGTTGTTACTGGTTTGCCAGATGGAGCTTGATTCGATTGACCCTGGGCTTGTTTGCCGCCCATCATTGATCCGTAAACACTGTCGGCAGCTTCCTTACCATACTCGGCGGCGTGTGTGTTGTATGCATTTTGAATTATTCCTTCAAAGCGCTCATTTAACTGCTTTAAATTTTGGCGAACCAACTTTGAGTCCGTAAACGGGTCTAAGGTAGCAAATTGATTCGTAAGGACTTTAAGCTCTTCCGTGTTCAATGCACCAAATCCAGTTGAACCCGTTGGCGAGTTGGCTTTTAGCTCCATCATTGCATTTAGGGCAACGTTAGATTTGAGGAACGCAAAGTCAGCCTCTTGGGCGTCAGCGTCAGATCCCTTCCAGAAGGATGCGGCTTTTCCAACCATGTCCGTCGAGAAAAACTTGTTAAGTCTACCTGATGCTCGACCCATCACATCTCGCATATCAGCCACCGAACTAGCCAATCCCCTGCCCACTGACTCTGCTTTAGCTTCTGCTGTTTTAGCTTCCTTGGCTTCGGTCAAACTTTTATCGTAAAGTTCTTTGGCATCCTTGGTTATCTCATACTCAAACTTTCCCTCGTTGAATTTCTGGGAACGAAGTTTTAGTTGCTGGTCAAATGTTAAGCCATCGCCTTCAAGTGGTTCTCCAGTCGTGCGATCAATGCCATTTAACGCAGCAACCTTGTCGCCACGTGCAATCTCACTCGGACTAGCGCCTCGTTGGTTTGCTTTAGCAATGTCTCGGCGATCTGCATCGCTCATACCTTCGCCACGAGCTGCACGACGTTCGCGGTCGGTCACCGTACCTGCTGCACGTTCTTGAGCCTCGCCAAAGTCTGGTCGAGCTGCACGTGCTTCGCGGTCTGCTGATTTTTGCTGAAAGTCAGCTTGCTCTGGAAATAAAGCATCTGTGCGAGCTTGATTCTGCTCTGGTGTCTCACCTGCCACTGGAGCGGCTTGACGGCGGAACCTACCCTGTGGGTCTTGGACTTGAACGGAGGCCGCTGAAGGGTCATCACGACCCGCCATGTAGTCTGTTAGCGACTGACCTTCATACTTAGGCTTAAATCCAATCAAGTCTTGACCACTAGCATTCTGGATAGTGCTAGGAAGCTGTGCCTGTGGTGCTACTGCCTCTGGCGCTACTTGACCTGCCTCGGTAATAGCCTCTGGGGTCACAACGTCTGTGCCGTTGACCGAAAGGTTGGCTACGGATTCTGGTGTTGCCATTTCAACTGCTGGTGCTACTTCTGGAGTTGGTTGCTCTGGAAGCACCTGTACACCACCAGTTCGTGAGCTATTAGCTAGATTGGCTGCTTTCTGCTCTTCGCTTGGATTAATAACATCCCGAAACGTGTCAAGTAAACCAAACTCAGATTCCGATTCCGCAATGCCGCCAACCCTTGCTGCTGCCATTGGGGATTGTACGCCGCCAGTTCCGCGAGTCCTTACTCCGCCGCGCGGGATTACCTCTTTGGGTGTAGACGGAAGACGATCTTGAGCTGCTCGTATTTGTGCATTAGGGTCAAGCAAGTTGGACGGCATATTTACTGGAACATCACCAAATGCCTTGGCGGCCTCTGGGTAAATGTATGGTGCATCAAAATCTGGCACACCAATCATGGCTCCATTTTGGGTTGGTGCTGGTAAGGCTTGAACAGTAGGTGCTGCCGCCAATACGTCTGGCTGTGCCATCGGGTCAACCGCTGCTGCTACTGGGTTGGGTGCTGCTGCTGCTGCTTGCGAGAACGGGCTTTGCACTGCTGGTGCTTGACCAACCGTGTCCACTACGGATTCCATCGGTGCTGGTGCGCTAAAGCCTTCCTGCTCACGCTTCTTCTTTTGCATCTCGTCGAATGCTGTTAAAAATGCTGATTGTTCTGCCATAATATGTTTTCTATTTTTAGTTTAGCTTATGTGTCAAGTTAGTTTAATGGAAATGCCTTGTTAAGTGCTTCGCGGCGCTTCTTGCAGCCTCCGCATCCTTGGATGTTAGTCCCAGCCACCTTGTCTATTGCTCTGGCTATGGGTTGTGCTATGCGTTCTACGCGATCACCTAGTCCACGCTGACGAAGCCTGCGCTCTATTATTTCTTTTCTACGAGCCAGTAATTCTAATTTGTTTTTATTTTCATCCATCACTTAACTGTACTGAACTGGCTCAATGCTGGTAATGTGCGGATGCTTACTTGAGTCATATGGTTCCGAAGCATACCACATTCCATAAAAAGTAGTTCCCTCAAAATTAACTGTATCGACATGTTGCCAACCATCTGAATCGCCGTCTGGATTTAGAAGACTGCTTGCATCAAATGTGAAATACCACATGCTCCAGTCATCTAAAAAATAATCACTGTCAGCAAATAGATAGACCTCGATAGCAGGTAATGCAAAAAGAAAAAAATCCTCTCCTATTTCGCTAAGATTAAAATTACTATCAATACCATCACCAGAATCATCTATTGTTGGAGCAAATCGAACATTTACACCGCAGTAGGCATTTGCAAAATCGGTGGTATAGCAAGGCTCCCCTTCCGTTCCTTCAAAGTAAAAACTAGTGTTATCATCAGCACTGGGGATTGATTCTTCATACCAGCCTGGATGCTTGGATGTAGTAGATTTACTAGGATCAAGCGGATCAGGTATAGTCCTATTGTAAAATTGGCAAACACGATCCCTGGGTTCTGATAACTCAAATTCATCTATTTCTATACTGAAAGTTGGAGGATCGCACTCTTCAGATTTGGTGTTTGTATACTGACAAAAAACATTAATTTTCCCAATATTATAGAAACAATTCATTAATTCAGTATAGGTTATTCCATTAGATGGAGTTAATTCTGGATCTTCTAGCAGACAGTTATTAAAACCATTTCCTGCACCCAAGAATGTAAATGGTTCGGCCATCAGTCAGCTTTAAATAAGATTTTACCAGTAATAGGGCTGCCGTTTTCACATAGTGTCACTGCGGTTTCCTCGTAGCCATTTGTAAGCCCACCGCCACTATCACCTTGAAGTGGACTGGTAATCCTGTCAATTCCGTCATTCTGAATGCGCTCATCTGTCCCCTCCTTATTGTCGTCCCGCCTGGGCTGAGTGTCTAAATCGTATATCCCAGATTTTATTGCTCGACGCTCTCCGCTTGACGTAGCATTGGACAGCAGTTTTTTTCGCCTATCCTTGACCGCCCGTGCTGCGGCACGAGCTGACCGAGACTCACGCTGCCTTGCTATTGACTCTAGGTTTCCTTTATTTAACTCTCCTTGTGTGAGCATTAGGTGTCGGGCAGTGAAGGCAGTGAAGCCGTGTATGGCAGTGAAGCCGTATCTGGTTGAGAAGGAATGGCATCTGTAACTACAATGGTTTTCTTGTAATACTTATTCCCGTCAATGTCGTCAAATGCTGGAGTTATCTGCACATCTAAAGTGTAAGTGTTGCCAATTGGGTTTACTGGGCCTTGGTCAACTACTAGATCATATGTGATTGTCTCACTATCAACCAGGACGGATTGACCCTGCCACGAAAGCTGGGCGTTACTAAGGAGTGGTCCACTTAGGGTCCCCGACTGGCTAGCGGATGACGTTCTGTAGCCTCTGAATGTTGAACTGTCTGAAAACAATCCTTCGTCAAATGAACCTGAAGCTGATAGGGAAAATGCCGCCCAATGATTCGGGGACCACAGTCCAGAAGAGTTTTTATAATTATAATCCGACGATTCAATGGAGTTGGATGTTTGAAAGATAAAGTATGTTGTCGTTCTAACTTTACACTGAGCTGGCGCATCTACTAGCAACCCCTTGACTTGCAGCCAATCTCCGCCCCCGTTATTCGTTGTTTCACGACGTTCAACATTCAGCACACCAGGATACGTAAATGGGGAAAACCCACTTACCTGATTGACTAAGTTCTCGCCTCCATCAACAATGCTATTGCCGTCTGCGTCTTGCAGTGTGGTGATAGATATAGTCGGCATTCCGTCAACGTTGTCCGTCCTTTGGGCGATAATTGGTCCCACTGTAGTTCTAGCGTTATTGAAGAACACTTTGGTGACCCTAAACACCCCTTCGCTTTCCATCGCCCTAGACTCGGATATTACTGCACCATTTTTTAAGAACGTAAACTGATTAGTCTTAATTCCCTGAATATCAGATTCCCGTGTGCTTGCCAAGAGGTATCCAGGTGGGGTAATGGGGTCAGTGCCAATTGTTTCAATGACCTTAGCCTTCTGTGAACCTACATTGTCCAGTGTCTCCGATAGGATTCCTGCCTCAAGCCACACCTCAGTCAGCTCCCACTTTGCTTCCGTCTTCTCGATCTTAAAGCTGCCAAGGTATAATGTAGTCCCATCGCTGTCAATCGTGCTAGTTCCAACAACCTTATCGTATGCGGTGTCTGGAAGGGCAACGAAGGTGCGTGAGACGCGCTTCAAGCCGTTTAGCTCGTAATCTGTGTCTTCGTCCTTCTCTTCTACCCAAGAGGCTGTGAGCGTCTCGTAGGTAAGCTTAACGCGCTTGTCGCCTATTGAGGGGATATAGACATACTCAGTCTCAACTAGGCGCATGTCTGGGTAGACGGATGCTGGAATTGCTTCCCAGTCTTCCGATACCCCAGAGCCAAAGTTTGTGTCTTGCAAGATGCCGTAATCTGGCAAGATCGACGAGATGTTGTCATAATACCAGTCTTCCTTGGGACTATTGTTGTCGCACAGAAACTCTAGCTTGAAGCGCCCGTTCCACAACTTTTTAATTGCAGGTGCGTCGTTAGTGACTTTTAGTCTAATACTGCCTTGATTTGCCATATTATAATGTTGAGAAGTCGCGTTTAATGAATAAATCTACATTAGAGAGCTGAATAGTGCTTCCGCTTCCAGATGTATCGATGAACAGCCTAGCTCCATTTGTCATGAAATCTGACTTTACGCCAACTGGAAATCCCACCGAAAAAGACGAAACCCCAGTTTTTTGAAATGTAATACTTCGATTGACAATTGGATTCGGTGAAACATCGGTTCCAATGTCTACAATAAAATTGGCGTAATCGTTGACGGATGTTGCGTCAACCTCAAAGTCTACCCGAATATCGTAAGCATCACCAAGTTTTGCTGGTGTAATTTTATTTGTTGTTGAGTTCCAGAGTGACGTTACGCCAATTGGAAGATAGGTTGTTTCGTTGACTGGACCGAGCCCATCAATTGTTATCTGGTGCTTTGTGTTTGCTATTGAAACTGGCGTGGTGACAGAGGCTAGGTCATCGTAAATTGCCCACCCGTTGACGTTATGGGGAGACAGGATTTCCCAATTAGTTCCGTTGGAAACAAATCGAACTGCCTGATTGTTGTCAGTTATAGCCAGGGTTAAGTTTCCATCAATTGTTTCTGTTCCATCTGGTTCAACGGTAACGGAATAAGTTGATCCAGTCTTTTTGACGTCCAGGGTCCATCCAGATCCTAGGGTTGCCGCACTAGGCAAGTTAAGTGTAACATTACCGCCAATCGCAGTATCGTCTACCGTGAGAACACTATCCGTACTCAATACAGTGTATGACGTAACGCCCACGGCGGTAACAGCGCCAGATACGTTGTCTCGGAAACCCAAGTTTGTGCGGGCGGTCGGCGCATCAGATGCTCCAGTGCCACCGTCTGTCAGGGCAACGTCATTTCCACCAACGATGTATCCACCAGCGGACTCAACGCTTGTTGCGTTCGTAACATCAGCCAGTTCCTCGATGCCAGAAAGCTTGATCTCTTCTGCTGTGGTGTATGAAGCTGTTGTGCTTTGTAGGACAGAGGCGTATGCCTGGACGGTAGATCCGATGCCAGATGTTGGAATAGCTGCATCCGCCTTGACTCCCTGTGCTGCCGTTGCGTAGTCCGTTGCTGCTGTTGTTGCCGCTGTGCCTAGACCAAGGTTTGATCTCGCTGTAGTAGCACTTTCAAGGTCACTTAGGTTGCTAGCTTTGCGGACGAAGAGGTCTGACACAAATGGAACCTGCTCGCTGGTGCTTCCGTCGGCTTGATAGTTTTCAATCAGATCCCAAAGCTCAATACTTGCTGTTCCAGCAGGAATGATTACCTTCTCAGCTTTTGAGCCTTCCACTGTAATCTCAAGAATACTTGGCTTGCCGCTGTCGCCGTTGTTCCATACGTCAATCGAGAAGTCGCCATTGGCATCCGTCTGAACCGAGTCAACGCTCTGTGCCACTGTTGCCGTCGCCACCGAGTCCGTGCCGAGCTGAACTAGGCGGAAAGTGATCCACTTGTTTGCGAGGGCTGTGTTGTTTACCCCGTTGATACTGCCAGATATAGTTGTCGTACTCATAATAATTAAGTTTGTAAATATTTTTTAGCAGCTAGAACCGCCGCCTTGTGATACTCTGGTGAATTATCTATCTCTTGGTGGTCGTAGTCGTATGTTCTCTCCCTGCAAATTGATTTACCGCCAACCAGCTTGTCTCCGTCTAAATAATCTCCTCTTTGGGACACCCATCCCACTACTTTAACATTCTTGTCAAGTTTGATCCTTCTGTCAAACAAAGCCCACCACCTGCCGAGGATTGTCGGGCTATGATACACAGGATCGCAAGCAACCACGCTCACGTCGCACTGAAGGCGTTTCGATAGCTGGGGCATACCATACCCCCCTCCCCAACTGTAACAGCATATAAGGACTTCTGTGGGCTTCAGGCTGTTGATGTATTTAGCATATTTCTTCCAGTCCGCGTCCCATTCCTTCAGCTGAATAAGCGCATCCTCACACTCGCAAATGTCATCAAGCAACCGAAGCTCACGCCACAATTGCTTGGAGCCAGTGTTTTGGTGCTTTTTCTGGGTGAATCCAGATATGACTACGATAACTTTCATTATGGTAAGACGGGGAGATCGACGGATGCGTCAACTGCCTTTTCGATGGCATTGCCAGCTCCAGAGGGTGAATAAATATATACGTCGCCCTTGTAGGCGCAACCAGATAGGATTAGTGCTGATGCGAGTATTAGCTTTTTCATTGATTTGTATTTCTGTGAACTACGTCTAAGACTTTGTTTGAGAGTTCTTCGATTCCCTGCTGTCTGCCCTTTAGCCTGCCAAGTTCTAAGGACATTTGAGTTTGGTCTTTATGGAGCGACATTACCGTCCTAAACAGAAAGGCGATTGCAGTGGTCATTGCCGCCGCTGCACCCACGATCAGGTTGATGAATGTTGCTGGCTCCATGACACTACAGGCTTGCCATGCTGACGATAAGAACGTAGCTGATGCCGACAAAGTATGACGCAACCAGTAGCCTGTTGATGATCATGACATTCTTTAGTGACGACATCTCAGCCGCCTTGATGTGGCAAAATGCAGCAAATATGCCGAGACCCTGCCTGAAAAACACGTTGAAGTATACACCGAACTCGGTCAACTGACCGAATATAGCCGTTTCCCCCATGAACGAAGCTGTCCACGGCATGAACCAGTATGAGTTGTCTATGGCAGACCCAAGGAACCCACCTACGACACCGAGGATAAACCATTGGTGAGCGTCTCGGCTATCTTCTTTAAGTGCAGCACGAGCAGCAGGTAGCCACAAGTATACCACTGCCGCCGCCAGCAAAACGGTCGGGATGGTCATTATAAGGGAGATCATCTCCGCTAATTGGTGTATGTTCATGTTCGTTGTAACTTAATATGCTGTGTATGACGAAAGGTCGCCAACTGTGACGGTGTGTCCAGTAATGTCGCCTTGAAGGGTGTCGAGTGTTGTAATCATTGCATTAAGCTCTGGGACTAGACCGCCGTAGAACGGGCCAGAACCAGCGCCGAAGAATGTAGACAGCAACCATAGCTCAGAGCCGATGACCCCAAAGATTGGGTTGCCAGAGTCCCCAGATATAATCGAGTCGTAGAATGCTAGGCGGTGCGGTATTGTCGGCGCTCCGTAAGTCATTGTAGGAATGTTTGATTGCACTTTCTCAGTAATTAGATCAAGCGCAATGCCGTTCTCGCTGAAGTCCATTGCAAGCAGTGGAAGTGCGAAAGCTGCGGCAGTTGTTGCGCCAGCGGGTAAATATGTCTCGTAGCCGTCTGGGAATATCTTACAGGGAGTGATTGAGGCTGGGAGGTCTGAGTCTAGCAGAATCATCCAAGCATCTGTGCCTACGCCATTGCAGAAAATACGAGCAGCCTGAACAACCGTTCTGGTGATGACTGTGTTGTCAGACGCAACAAAACGAATTGTTGCCCCAACTGGGACGGGATAGTGGTTTGCGCAGACTGCGTGTCTTGGTGTAATTGCTGTACCAGCACGTCGAGTGCCTCCAGTAGAGTTCCAAGGCGACGCACAAGTAAGTGCCTCTGCGTGTGTCCCCTGCAGAAAGAAGCTCGTGTTGCGGACGTATGGGTCTTGGGTTGTGTAAACCTGCTGCTGTGTCGCTGGGTTAGCTACAATCAGAGCGTCGTCCATTGGGTCGGAGAGTGCCTTACGTGCGCTACCAGCTACGCCACCTTCGATGACTTCAACGACCGATGCACCCGACAGTGTGAGTGTGACGCTGACAGTCCGTGTGGTCGTCGCAGTTCCGCTAGTTGCCAAGATAGTGATGATTGCACTGGCAGTAGCCTCTGGTGCTACCATGAACACCACCTGACCATCAGGCGCTACGTCGATCTCGGTTGGGCTGTCCGATGAGTAGGCAAATGAGATGGGGTCGTCGTTCAGCGAGTAGGTGACAACTGGGACGAGCGTGACTTGCTCGCCAGAGGAAGACGTAGTAAACCGCTCCCCTTCCTTGTCGTCCTCCGTGTATGGCGTGCTCGTGTCTGGAGAGATTTGTGTAGGCTCTCGGAACTGGTCTATTTCAAACCAGAGGCGGAGGACCTTGCCCTCGTTAATTGATACTGTTCCGAGTGTTGCCATTAAGTAAGTGCTGCAACGGTTATCTCCGCCTTGCCTACGTATAGTGGACGTGCCGAAGATACTAATTGCTTAATGTCAAAACTAAACGTCCCATCAGTAGATGGTGTTACTGTAGAAGTTAGCGTGTAGTAGCCGATGCTTGGACTGTCAAATCCGTAAGCTCCATTAGCGGAGAGGCCGATAATATTGCTAGCGAGGAGTTCACCCTCAAACGTTCCGAGCTTAGCACCAGTGTCAAGGTCATCTGCGGTAAACACAGCATAGCTATCCGCAAACAAGCCAGAGTAGCTTGCGCTCATGAAAACGTTGCCGTTAAGCATATCACCAATTGCAAGTTTTACGGAAATCTCGTAGGTTACGCCAGCCTTCAATGCTTCGGACAGAATAGTGATTGGGGTTATAGCCTCAGACACGACCTCAAAATGGGTGCGCATCGGTGTCTTTGTTCCGCCAGTGGCACTTGTGAAGAATAAAAGTGAATCCGCTGGAATTACGACCGCATCTTTTAAGCCAGCATTTACATCACTAACATCATACCACCCAGCAGGTCCTTGAGATCCATCGTGATAAAGATATGCGGTAAAAGTTCCGTTTTGTCCGTCGAGTGAAGTTCCGTTTGCAAAAACTTCAACGAAGTTTACGGGTGCAAAAACGTCTGGCGATGGTGTAATTAGCCCAGACTCAACAAACCCAGAGTTCAACAGTGTAACCGTGCCACTTGCGGCAACGGAGTCTAGCTTGTGTGACTTAGCTGACGTAATCACCTCATACGTAGCAGGTCCAGTAAATTGAACGAACTGACCGCTGTCAGAGTTAATCATCACTTGCCCGACTACAGCATCAGCAACCGCATCAATTTCAGCAGTTGTTCCCGATGGCGGGACAAAGCCCCCGAACTCTACGGTGTCAGCAGCACCCAGCTCTAGATTAGTCCTAGCAACTGATGCCGTAGCTGTAAGCTCAGACAGATTGTTTGCCGCCAATAGATCACCACCGCCACCACCACCACTGATGTTTGTAATCAGGCTACCGTCCAGAGCAGGATATTTCCCGTCGGCTGTAGCTACAATGGCATTGTTTGGCTGGTTGCCCTTTAATGCCCATACTGATTCGATTGGAGTGGTGTTTTGTGGCATATTAAATTTCTTCTGGCGTTGGTAATAGTGCTAGGAATGCATCTTTGTCTACGACTTCACACTCCTCCAGTTTAGCTTGATCAAGCATTGCCCACAGTTCGCTGTAGACGCCACCTGCGGCAACTTCTGTGTAAATGTCACAACAAGAACCGTAGCTTCCGTCAATTAACAGCACTGGGCTGATGCGGTTGCTAGTAGTTAAGGTGTCCTGCTTGGCAAGCATTGAGTCCCGCAGTTCTGCTGAAATCAGAAGATAGTTTTGGCTGAGTTCTTCAGTCGTAGGGCTAGTAGCTAGGTATTCTGATGGGGTCATAATTAAATTGCTGCGATTTCAGAAAGTAATGTTGCTTGCAAGCCCTCTAAGGTAGCAAGGTTAAGTGCAGGGCCTGCGTGGTAGGTTGCTAATCGGAACGAACCACTTGTTGTTCCGTTAATAGCAAATATATCCAGATTGCCAGAAGCTGGAGTAACCGATGCTGTTGTGCGTGTACCAGTTGTCCCATTTGATCGGTAGTCGTAGCCTGTTGAAGCCGAGCGAGAAAGTCCCAATAGACCAACGGTAGTAGAAGCACTTCCAGTTACAGCTTGCAAACCATAACAGGCAGTAATGAAGCTGCCCCTAGCCCCAAAGCCATTTGAGAGGTTTGTTCCAAAGTGAAAAGGATTGGTTCCGCTTACAGTTTCTGTTCTGTATACACTGGCTGAAGTGTCATTCTGTGCGTAATTTGATTGATCTGTGTTAGTTTTGATTATTTTAGAGGTCCCATTGCATAATAGTCCAGTAACTTGATTCAGGTCACCTGAAACAAAGTTATTGTTGGTCAGCGTTGGCATTGTGGACTTCAACGGAACAGTTACACCCTGTATGCCTACACCCACGAACGATGCGGCGGATTCCAGATTGTCCCAGTATGCTCCACCGAGTGCAACCAGACCATCAATGTAGTTAGCTAGCGGCTGCTTGTAGGTCGTGTATGTCGTATCACCCGCAGTGTCCAAGCGGTCGAAGTAGTCCTGCGCCTCTGCAGAGAATGCTCCGCCAGCAGAGTATACCTGTGTCGATCCTAAATATGCAAGTGCGACCTCAGTTGCTCCGAGGTATATCTTGTCCGCTAGTGAACTGCCGAGTGATAAAGCCATACGTTATCCGTTGATGATGTAGAATGTAGTAGCGACTGGTGTGCCAGCGTCATACTCAGCTTGAGTAAGACTGACAACGTTGAGAACCTGATCGCTTCCAGTAGGTTCGCCAGATACTGCACTCTCAATTGTATTTACTTCTGCACCCGCTGCAATGCCGTCAAGCTTAGTCTTGTCGCCATCGACGAAAGGACCTTCAGCAGGTGGCTGCTGTGCCGTGCCTGCCAATACGCCTTGTGCCGCTGTAGCGTAGTCCGTGGATGCTGTTGTAGCCGCTGTGCCTAGTTCTAGGTTGGAGCGGGCTGCTGAATTAGAGGCACTCTGTAGTAGAGTGTCTATGTCTGTTGATACTGTGAAGTCTGCCATAATATTATTGAGTTAAGATCCGAAGGGTCGTTTATATAGTGATATTGCGTCTGGTTGACGGTATAGGGAAAGACCATCTGGTCGTAGGTAGTTATCAACCCCTGGAATTACTGGAGTTAAATCTGGTCGAGCGCCACGAAATCTACGTGTGCCAACATTGCCAAAGGATCGTCTGAATCTAAAGTGCGCCATATTTACTTGACCGAGTTATCGGTTGAATACTGGGTTTTAAGTTGATTAGTGAGTGCCGCAATAGCACCGTCCCTGCTAGGCTTCATAAGCGCACGCTCAAGGGCATTGTTTACGTCACGTAGGGCTATAGGGTTGAAACCACTGTCGCTGTCCTGTGAGGCCCTGTAGGAGCGTGCAGCGTCATACGCCATAAATTCCGCCCACTCTGAGGGAACTTCTGATATTGTGCCAGACTCGCCATTGCCGTATTTGTCTGTCCACGCCTTTTTGTAGGCTACATAGATTGTCCCCGTGACATTGCTTGCAACGCGAATGCCATTGTTGTCTGGGTATGCTGTGAGGGTTTGCGGATCATTGCCAGACCACTTTGCTGCGCCCCAGTATGCAATAGCTTCGCCAATCTCTGACAGCTCTTGGACATACGGAGATAGGTCCACGCCTTGATCTGTAACCCACCCTGTTTCTGGTGGTGTGGCGTCTACTCCGTCGTTGTAGTAAAGGACATCACCTGGCTCATACAGCCAGTCGCCGTTGCTTGTAACGATAGTGCCAGCGGAGGTAATGTAAACTAGCGAGGAAATCTCCCATCGAGATCCACTCCACTTGAGGCTAAAGTTCGCGACACCGTCCCTGACAATATTGTAATTTGCCTTGGTGTTTGCGTCGCCATTGCGCACGTATAGTCCGTTGGAGAAACTGAATCCGCCGCCGTAGACGTTGTATCCGTCCTCTGTCGTGGCAATATACCCACGTGCTGCTGTGCGAGGCTCTAGCACTAGGTAGCGAGACCAGTAGCGAGACTCATCATAAATGGTACGTGCTGCCGAGTTTAACAGGAATCCAATATTCTGTAGCTCTGTCCCCGACGAGAACGAAGCACCCGCCCGTGCTTGAGTTAGCCCAACTACTTCATCCCATGTTCTTGTGTTTGCCATTAGTTTTAAATTTGGTTAAGTGTTACAGCCACTCGCCCGTGAGGCCGCGCTCCTTAAAGTCCTTCTGTTTCCATGCTAAATAATCGGGATTAACGAAATCGGTCCCGTCCGTTGCCTTGCAATCAAACTCCATTTCTTTTTGTTCAAACACGTCGAAGCAGCCAGCAAAGTTTAGAACACTGTTCTCACTACTCTTATTGCCACCGCCATACGTCTTTTTCATGTACTGACGCATTACCTCGTCCCGACGCGCTCGTCCTGCTGGGGACATTAACCATTGCCGACGCAACTCCATTTTTGCTGCCAGTGCTGTCAGCTCTTCATCAGTTAATATCTTTCTCATAATTCTAATACTTGCTTTTTACTTTACCTGCGGTGTTGCCTTTGTGCTTACATTTAGGTTTGTTCGTCATAATTTTTGTGTCCCTGTGGTTTATTGTAACATACAAGTAAAGGGAGCGTGCCAATTGATGACACGCTCCCGAAACTAACTAACGCTTTCTAGCTTTCATCTGAGAACTGGATTTTTCCAAGACCATTAGGTCCTGTGGTCATAAGTGCGTAGCGTGTATCTACTGCGCCCTTATAGCTACCCCCTAAAAATGGATAGTTCTCTGACTCGATGCCTTGGTACTCTGCAACGTGCAGAAGGCTTGGGTTGATGAAGTAACCGCGATCCGAGGAAGGCATGCAATTAGGATTAGCACTCTTCATCTTGATTTGACCGAACTGAGAGTCAATGATCTCAACCATCCAAGGGATAGTAGTAGTACCATTCACGTTGTAGTCAACTTGAGAAGCTGCACCTGCTGTGCGTGTGAACGAAGCAACGATGTGCTCGCGAAGACCTGGACCAGCGACCAACCAAAGATCTTGCATGGTTGTGTCTTGGCTCCACATCGAAGCGATTTGTGCGCCCATTGCGGCATCATCGTAGTCAGCTTTGAGACCGCCGTAGATAGATGCTGCTGGAGTTACGTAGAGTGCGTCAACACCATTTGCTGCAGTATTTGAGATAAGAGCGCCGATACCAGCGGTAGCACCACCAGTTGTACCTGGAACGTCAGCAGTGACGCCTTGGTCACCACAGAGAACGTACTCTTTGTCAATCGCAACTTCAATTGCAGACTTGTCGGCTGCTTTGATCATGTTGGAGATAACAGCGGAGTCTTCTTGCTCTTGCTCTTTTGATACAGCGTACTCAACAACTGTGCGTTGTGCTTGACCTTCAAACTCGCGAACTTGCGAGAATGCGTCGCGACCTGTGTTTGTGTCAGCGCCTTCAACGTGTGGTGTATTTGCCACAGCCTTCAGCTTGTCCATGAGACAGCGAGGGCGCTTGTTCTTGGTTGCTGTGTGATTCAGCAAGCCTGTTACGGGTGTGATGTCTGCTGCCAGCAATTCAGCGGTCTGCTTTAGAGACTCGCGATTACCGACTGTGCTTGAATATGTTTGTGCCATGATATTATTTTCTGTTTAAGATTCTGATTTGCTGGTCAGCGTCGCGCCGAGCAGCTATTGTTTGCCTTGGATCGCTTACGATCTTCTGCAGTTTTTTGACCTGCACACTAGCACTGTTCGATCGTTTCGGTGATCTTCCAGCTTTTGTATCCAGTGAGACGCTCTCCGTTTTAGACTTGGGAGCCTTGCGCTTGAGCTTCTTGCTGAACTTCTTGGTCTCTGGCACTTTAGTTACTGCCGCACGACCAAGGATCTCAATTAGCTCCTTTGCATACTCTGGGAGGATATTCTTAACCAACTCAAACTTTGGGTTAGACAAAAGAGTTTCATACTCCTTAGCTTCGTCCGAGTCGTCTTCGATCCCTAGTTTGCCACGGACTTCTCCGATGACACCATCTGTATCCCCAAGCGTTTCTGAGACTTTTTTTATCTCCGACCTGCGACTACGTAATGGCTCTAGCTTCTCCTCTTCCCTGTCAATGGCATTGAGCAATTGATCTACAGACATGAACTGGCTTCCAAACATAACTCCAGACTCGTCTTCACCAGTCTTCTCGTTATATTGCTCAACCCGATCAGTAATCAGCTTGCGGTTCCAACCTTTAATGTTGACCTCCGTTTGCTTGATTGCTTCGTCTGCGCTCTCTACTGATCTAATGTTGGCGTATGGATTGTCGCTTGTAACAACATTTGCAGATAATTCCTGCACTTGTTCTTGTAGCCTCTCAATCTCTGCTTTCCGCTCTTTGTCCTGCAAGCGAGCTTTAGTCAGGGCTTTCCCTGCTTTTGCCGATACTTGCTGTGTAAGTGCTTCTAGCTCTTCCTCGTTTAGATCCTCAATGTCAAATCCTCCATCATCTGAAG